AGATTTGAACCTGGTATTTCTATGAGTTTTGATGAAAAAACTATTTTAGAAAGTATTAGGAAAGAAGTTAAATAGGTAGTATATTAAACATCATGCGTAAAGTATTCGGAAATAATGCTATTAGAAAGAGCAACGGAAAGAAGAAAACACGTCAAGGAATGTCTAATAATACCAAGTATGGAACTAAAACTAGTAGTAAATACTACAAAAAGAAAAGTAGAGGACAAGGATAATGTCTAGAAAAAAAGATTCAAGACTAACTAGAGCTGGTGTATCAGGATATAACAAACCTAAACGTACACCTGGACACCCTACTAAATCGCACGTAGTAGTAGCAAAAGTGGGAACACAGGTAAAGACTATACGCTTTGGTCAACAAGGCGTTAGTGGTGCTGGTAAAGCTCCTAAAACAGCTGCACAGAAAGCTAGAAGAAGAAGTTTTAAAGCAAGACACGCTAAGAGATCTGCTAAAGGCAAAATGTCTGCAGCATATTGGGCAAATAAAGTTAAATGGTAGGAGGATAATACAATGCCAATGGGAAAAGGAACATATGGTAGTCAAGTCGGTAGACCACCAAAAAGAAAAAATAGTACTGACAATTATGCACAAACACAAAAAGGTTCAGGACAGAATAGTACAGACAATATGAATGATGGACCTATTGATAAGAAGTTAAAAAAATAATGCCAAAGAAAGCTAAATCAAGAGTAAATGAAGCTGGTAACTATACGAAACCATCAATGCGTAAACGATTGTTTCAAGTAATTAAAGCTGGTAGTAAAGGTGGAAGACCTGGACAATGGTCTGCTCGTAAAGCACAAATGCTTGCTAAACGATATAAAGCAGCAGGTGGAGGCTATAAGTAATGGCATTAGCTAAGTCACAACAAAGTTTAAAAAAATGGACTAAGCAAAAGTGGGGAACAAAGTCTGGTAAAAAGTCATCAGAAACTGGTGAACGTTATTTACCTGATGCTGCAATCAAAGCATTAAGTGATGCAGAGTATGCAGCTACTACACGTAAAAAAAGAAAAGATACTAAAAAAGGAAAGCAACATTCTAAGCAACCTAAAAAGGTAGCTAAGAAAACAAAAGCTTATCGATAATAAAACAAGGAGACCAGTAAAATGGCAAAAGAAAAAAAAGTAGACCTAAGACAAGAAGCACAAACCAAGATGGAATCTATGGTTGAACAACATAATGCACTTGTTCAGGAATTACAAGGAGCTAACGAAAGATTAGCTGAAGTTAAACAAATGATTATTGAGCACCAAGGATACATAAAAGGCCTTGAAGCTTGCGAAAAAGATTGTGAGGTAAAATAATGGGACCGATTTTAGGAAAGTTACTTGCAAAACTAGGTACTGAAAAAGTATTGAAAGCTATCGTATTACATTTAGGAGAACACTTAGTATCTAAGTCTTCAAATAAATTAGACGACAAGTTGTTTGCAGAAATTAAAAAAGCACTTAAATAATAGGAGGTTTCATTGAAACTTAAAAAACGTGGTATCGTAATACCTGACCAGCATTATCCATTAGAAGATAGAGCTGCAGTAGAATGTGTTAAGAAGGCAATACTCAAAGTTAAACCTAAGGTATTTGTAAACTTGGGAGATGTTGGAGAATGGGAATCTTGTTCTGCTTGGAAGTACAAAGATAAAAAACTACCACCTTTAGAGTTTCAATTACCTTTAGTAGATGAAGATATAAGACTAGTAAATGAAGGATTAGACGAGTGGGATGAAGTACTTAAAAAAGTTGGATGTAAAGAAAAGTATTTACTCCAAGGTAACCACGACCTCTGGTTGGATAATTTTTCTAGTAAGTACCCTTATCTTAGTGATTACAGTTTTTTTAAAGCATGTAAAATCAAAGAAAGAGGATACCAATACACGGAATACAACTTACCAATCCAAGTAGGTAAGTTGGTATTCTTTCATGGTGCGTATGCGACTACGTATCATGCTAAGAAACATTTAGAGTCGTATGGTGAGAATGTTATGTATGGACATACCCACGACATACAACGACATACTATGACAAAGTTTGATGGCAACATTGGTGCTTGGTCTATGGGATGTTTAAAAGATATGTCACATGAGAATAACAAGTGGTTAAAGGGTAGACTGCATAACTGGGGTCACGCATTTGCTATTGTTGACTGGTTTGACAATGGTGAGTTTAAAGTAGAAGTAGTAGAGATAACTGATGGTAAAACAACCTTATGGGGAGAGTTAATAGATGGCACCAAGTAAAATGAAAGGTGAAAGTATTAACAATACTCGAAGAATGTACAACTTAAAAAAGAAAAAGAAGAAGACAAATGCCAAAAAAAAGTATAAACGTAAATAATTTTAGTGGTGGGCTAAATAATAATACAAATCCTAGAGATTTATCAGATAATCAATTTAAAATTTTAAATGGTTTGGACAATGAAATACCAGGTAAATTAAGATTGTTTGGTGATATTGATGCCTATGACGGATTTACAGAAGGTAGCAATTTTAGTCAAAGTCAATCTACTTTTTACAAAGGTAATGGGTTAACATACTTATCTTTTGATAGAGATGTTGATAGTGCTAGCAAACCAAGTATTTCTCAAAATGAACTATTGTTAGTTAATGACGCAGCTAATGAAAATGTTTATGCCTACAATTTAATAGACGGAAGCACTTCGTCTGCTTTAATTGATTATGGAAGTGACGATTCTAGAATAAATACATTTGTAGTAGATGGTGAAGTAAGATTGTCTTCAGAAACAACTAAAACAAACAATACTCCAAAATGGTTTGGTTATATAGAAAAAACATATAATATGGGTAATGCTAGTGCTACTACAGCTGGTGGTACAAACGATATAGGGCATTTATATGAAAACTATTATGCATCTGATTTATATATAGCACCATTAAAAAGTTCTATTAGTAGCGGTAGTTATGATTATGACCCTGAAAATTATTTTGATAAATCTTTTAACTTGGGAGTATCTGAAATAGTTTTAAATGATGGCCTAACATTAACTGGTACAGATAGTAATGGTGATATTACAGATTCTAATTTGAATACTGTTGCAGCTTTAAATACAAAGTTTTCAGCAGTAATGGCAATTTCTGAAGGACATGGAACTTTTGCTTTATATTCTTTTTTTACTAATAACGCTACAGCAACTGACCTTGGAGTAGGTGCTACCAATTCTA